TCGGTGCGGGCGTTGGTGTTGGTGCGGGTGTCGGCGTGGGCGTCGGCGTAGGTTCCGGCGTCGGCGTCGGCGTGGGCGTTGGTTTTGGTTGATCTGCCATTTTGGGTTCTCCTTCTGTTTTTTCTGCGGCGGTGAACGCCGGAATGTTTTTGAAACGTGAAAGATCGAATGTGAGGCCGTTGAACATCGCAGTCTTTGCGTCGATCATGGCCGCGGCCTTGACGACGCCGCGCATTTCGTCGGCGAAACCTTTGTCGACGGCTTGTTGCGGCGATAGCCACGTCTCGGCTGCGAGTAGATCGCGCAGTTCGTCGCGATCGAGACCCGTGCGCTTCGCGTAGACATTGATCATCGACTCTGTGATCGAGTCGAGTGCAGAGATCACCTTGCGCATGTCGTCGGCGTTGCCGAACGCGAGTGCCGACGGCAAGTGGATCATCATGTTCGCGTTCGCGCGAATGTAGATTTTGTGACCGACCATCGCGACAATCGTTGCCGCAGACGCCGCGAGGCCGTCAATGTAGACGTGTTTGTCACTGCGATGATCTGCGAGTCGCGAGTAGATCGCCTGCGCTTCACTGACTGAGCCTCCGGGAGAATTGATGTGAATGTCGAGACGTTTCACGCTCGTCGGCAGTTTCGCGAGATCGCGCGCGAACGCTCGCGCACCAACCTCGCCCATGTCCTCCCAGTCGCCAATCGGTGCGAAGATCAACAACTCTGCATTCGCCGGTTCATCGACGGCTTCGGCGCGGAATCTGTAGAACGGCTGCGGCTCGTTGTTGTTCATCTCTCGAACCTCCCACTTGTGCCGCCTGCGAGGATCGCCTGATTTGCGAAACGCGACTTGCGGCGTGCCTTCGGTTTCGCGCGTGATCGCGGCGGCGCTTGCGGCGGCGTTGGTTGAACTGGCTTTTGCGTCGGTGTCGGTGCGGGTGCTTTCTGCGGTGCGGCTTCGACTCCGGGGAGCATGATCGGCGCACTCTGCACGACTGTCGGTCTGAACGGCGGATAGAGCAGATCAGCCTCGTCGAACTCTGCGGCTTCAATCGACTGCTGGCGAATGTTGTCGCGGTAGTTCGAGCCGTTGAGTTCGGCTGACTCGCGTTCGACCGTCGAGAAACCGCATTTCACTTTCTGATCTGCGGCGGTGACCTCTTTGTGCGGGTCGAGACTGCCCGCACTGGCGCCAGTCCACACGCAACCGAGCATCGCTTGTCGAATCAACGGATCACTGAAATCGCCCGTGAAACGTTCGATGCGCCCGAGACCGATTGCGTCACTCAACCATTCCTCGTAAACCGGTTGGCACAACTGATCAATCATCAACGCACGATATTTTCGAACGCGTTTCCAAAAGTCGAGCAACGCCGCGCGTGATGCCGAATAGCTCGCGTTGAACTGTTTCAACAACACCTCGTAGGGCACGCCAACGGCCGCGCCGATGAACTTCGCGACTGAGATCGTGAAATCGCCGAACGTCGTCGGCGGTGATGTCGGGTTCGAAAAGTTCACCGCATGTCCGGGGCGCATGAAATTCACAATCCCCGGTCCCAGTTGCACGTTGTAAGGGTTGAAGTTGAAAATCTCGGCTTTCTGTTCCTCGGTCAGTAGGTCGCCGAAAATGTTCGGATCCGGAAACTCAGACGTGATGAACGCAGTGAAATAGCTTTGAATCACTGCGGCGACGACAGTCGAATCAATGTAGCGACCGTGCTGCTTCAAGAGTTCGAGACAGACTGCGAGAATCGGCACGCCACGGCGTTGCTCTGGACGCTCGGGCTTGATCAAGAGAATCATGTTGCGACGACCACTTTGCGCACCGAACGGTTCAACGCGCACTGTCTGACCGACCAAACCGAAGTGCGACGCGCCGAGCGCCAGTGGATGCGTCTTTGAAATGTGATATGCGAGAAGTTCGCCGTTGGCATCGAGTTCGACGCCTGAGAAAATGTTGATGCCTTGCGGGTTGACGATGTTGACACTCGTGCCGAGAACGTTCACGCCATACGGCAACACGGCAGGATTCATGATGCGATCTGCCTCGAGCACGCGCAGTTTCAATTCGAACAAACACTGCGGTCGCGCCTTCAACGGGAACAGAACAGGGCAGTCGCCAGACAAGAGCATCGACTGAAACGCGACGTGTTGCAGAGTGTAGAAACTGTGCTTCGCTTCCCAGTCGCACTCGCGCGGGTTCTGCGCCCACCAGTTGAATTTGTCTGCGAGTTCGCGATTCAAGTCTGCTGTCGCTTGTTCGTCGAGACCGAGAACCTCGCCGTCGACTGACGGCGCAGGAAACAGACCTTCACCGACGACGTTCGTGTCGAGTGTTTCGACTGCGGCACTGGCAAGAGGAATCCCCATGAACGCGTCGCGCGATCGTTCGCGCAACACCTGCACGTTCATTCCGATGTCTTTGTCTGCGTCGCCGCCGTGCCACAGCCAGCCGAGCATCGAGTTCTTTGTCAGATTTGCGCCATATTGCCCATAGCCGGTGCCGCCTCTGATCAGACCACCGAACGCAGGGAAGCCGAACGCTTGCGCGGTCGCGTTCAACACGGTCTTGCCGTCTGCGTCGAGTAGAACGCCTCGCGGCAATTTTGCGTGACCGTTGTGACCGTTGAGTTGCGTCGCGTTCACAAATCCCTTTCGATGATTCTGCAAGCCGTGTCGCGACCGGTCAGTGACGACGGCAGGATCGCCTCGCCGCAGCACAAGAGACACATTTGATTCCAATAGTCTATGTTCTTGATCTGATCGGCGGGTCCTGAACGATGCAAACCACGCGAGCCGACGTGATATTCAGTCACGCCGCTGCCGGCCTGTTTCATCGCGTTCAAGGCATTGAGCAAACCGTCTTTTGCCCAGTCGCACCACGTCGCAAACGGCTCAGGTGCTGGTCCCGTGAGATCAAAGACGGCGACTGTTTTCTTCGCAGGATCAATCTCTACGGCGACAGGTGGCATTCAGCACGCATCATTGAGAACACTCGCGCGCGGGGTCAAGTGGCCTCAGTCAAAACATGATTAAATCGTCAGAAAATGTCTTGCGCGACTGTCGCATCTCTGATTTACTGGCATTCTGTGTGAGACACTACACGGTGCCAAAGCCGAAGCCGACAATTCAGGTTCGTGGCCGTCCGCGTCTTGGCAGCTATCATTTGCAGACGATGTTGCCTGCGAAAGTCCTCGACGAACTCATGCGCGCTGAGAATGAAACTGACGTTTACCGCACGCGCATCGCGGCGAACGTGTTGTGCGAGTGGGCAGATCGTCAGGCGCTCAATAGATCGGGCGATTCACTGCACCGAATTTGACCGGCGGTTGACCTTTCTGTCGCGCAGGCTGCGTCTCAGTCATTGGCGTCTGCATTTGCTGCGCGCCAAAACTTGAGACGTGCGTCGTCTTTGCCTCCTCGTCACTGATCGTCGTCGTGTCGCGTCTCATTGTCTCAAGTTTGATGCCACTGTGCGGCAGTTGCAGTGCTGCCAGTGCGTAGACGAAGCAATCCCACGACTCGTTTCTCTGCGAAAGACGTTTCATCCAGACGTAGGTTTTGAATCCGAACTTCGATTTCACGACGCGTTGTTCTGCGTGCAAGCCCTCGAAATAGGTCACGTCGTAGCCGTTGACGGGTTCGTGCGCCTGCATTTTCACGTCGAACACGTCTGAACGCGGGAAGTGACAGAATCCCGCACCGACAGCCGTGACGTTCAGTCGATTCATGATCTCCTCTTTCAACGTGTCGACGCCGAGACTCGCGATCATGCAACGGTTCGATTTCGAGAACGTCAGTGACGAGATGGGCGGCTTGCCGAGACCACCGATGCCTTTGATCGCGATGCAACGCGGTTGCCGCGGCTTCGTGTAGGCGTAGACGTAGTCTGACGCGAACGACGAGTCGACGCAGATTCGGCGCACACGCATTTTCTTGCCGTCACTCGTGATGAACACGCGACGATATAGCGCCTCGTCGAGGGCTTCCCACGGTTCTTTCGTGCGCGGATCACCGGGGATTGCGAGGTAGTCGAGATGCCAGTTCTCGCGCCCGCGGCCCCAGCCGACGATGTCTGCAAACAACGACGCGTCCTGCACGTCGACGCCCGCAGTGATCACGAACACGCCGTCTGGAACCTCTGACTCGAACACTTCGCGCCTGCGGTAGAGGTCGATCTTGACCTTGTTGCCTTCGTCTTGATGCAAAAGACCGAGTCGCGTGTTGCGAAATGCCTTGAGCAACTCAACGTCGCCTTCCTCATTCGCGCGAACTGCGCGCACGAACTCGTCGCGCAATGTGTCCCATTCAACCCATGGCGAGTAGAGGCCGCCCAAGTAGAAACCGCGCGCCTTCACTTTGTTGCCGCGTTCGTCGAACGGTCGATGTGCGCGCCACGCGCCGTCGCCTGCCAACCACAAATATTTCTCAGAATATTCCTGACACTGAACGCAACGATGCGTCAAATCTTCGAAACGCACGCGGTCCCATTCGAGAATTTGCATCGTGCCACAGTGCGCGCATGGCAAATACCAAAATTCACACGTCGTCAGTGCCATCTCGCGTTCAACGTGTGAAACCCCGACAAGTCCGGGAGACGACACAATCACGATCTTTCGATTGTAGAATGCAGACGTGCGAGCGATCGCGAGCTGTAAGGGGTTGCCTTCGGTGCCTGCACTCGGCGGATACCTGTCAACATCGTCGAGAAGCACCACACGCACGGGTCGACCGCTCAAACTTGCTGCACTGTTTGCGCCGCCCATCGCGACGTAGCCACCCTTGAACGCCTTTCGGCGCAGTGTGTTTTGACTGTCGCGCGACCGCGGGTCTGTGAACCTCTCACGCACACGCGGCGAATCGCGAATCATCGGCGCCAAACGATCTGTCGAGAACGCTTCGGCAATTTCAATCGTCGGTTGCACGACGAGAATCGGACACGGATCCTCAGTCGCGAAGTAGCCAATCGGATTGACAATCGCCGCGTCAGTGATGCCCATTTGCGATGCTTTCTGCACGACAACGCGCGGCACGTCAGGGTGACTGATCGCGTTCATGATGTCGCGTTCGTAGGGTGCAGTCGCAGTCAACCACGCGCCGTGTTCTGCACTCGATTCACTCGACAGAACGCGAAACTCGTCCGCCCAGTCTGACAAATTCAGTTCACTCGGCGGCGTGATCGCCAAAATCACGCGTGCTGCGAGTCGATCAGCGGCGTCTGAGCCTTGAATCCACCCGTTGTTTGCGTTTGCGCGTCGCGTCGTTTTCGGCATTGTGACCGTTTCTACTGGCTTTTGTGGTCTTTTCCAGTGTGAAATTCTCTGCCGCGCGAAGGCAAAGCGTGCAATGTGTCTTGAGCAAATTGCGAATTTTCGTCGGGTCTGACTGCCCAACGAGCAATCGAGTCAGTCGAACGGGCAGTGTCAGCACTTGGTTTTTGACAATCGACAACACATTCATGATCGCGATTTCTACGTCGTCGACCTTCAGCATGTTGCCACGCGCAAAATCGAGATCGAGTTCCTTGTGCTCGCGAATGATTCGCGCAGTGTCGCGCTTCTCTTTCAAGAACTCCTCGCGCGCTCGCATCTCAGGTTCGCGCAAGTGTCGGATGTAGGCCTCAACGCTCGCGTCCTTGTCGTAGATGATGCGATCTCGACCGTTTCGCTTCTCGATCTCGCGCGTCAAAATGCCTGCGCGAGTCAGCCGAACCAATTCCTGCTCAGAAACGATCAAAATTTGAGCCAATTTCATCGCCGTCACTTTGCTCGCATCATGCGGTTCCAACGCGTCTTGCGCGTTTTGCTGCGTCTGGCGATTGCGTTTTTTTGCCATCCAAACCTAGCCGCTTTTTGGGCGTTCTCTGCACG